ACCTGCACGCGCGGGGGCTTCATCTGGACGGCAGCTATGGTGCCGAGGCGGATGAGGTTTTCGATAAGGCGGGCGAGGGTGGTTAGGTTGTTCATGGCGCCAATTTTGGCGCCATGCGTTGATAGATGCAGTCTCGTAGGTTTGTATCTGTTGGATCTACAGTATCTATGTAGGGTTTCGTTCGTTTAACGTGGCAGCGACAGTAAAAATTTATCAGTCAAGTCAAATAGAAGGTCTGTTGGGTCGCTTCCGTTTTCTTTCATGTGAAGCATTTTACAAATTTCTTTGTCTTTCAAGATTAGTATCAGTTTTCCAGACTCACGCATTGCCCCTTGAGCCATTTTTGTCGCGCTGTCGTGTGCGCCTTTTCTGGTGATCATTATCGCTACACGTCTTAAGGCTTTTTCTAATAAATATTTCTCTGTCGTGAGCACTTGGCCCTGTTTGATAGGTTCTTTGTAGTTTTTAAATTCGAAAATTATATACCTGCTATGCATTTGTTGAAGGACGAAATTCCAGAATTCAGTAGAGGGTTTAATGCGGCAGACATAATCAAATCGATTAAGCTCGTCATCTGTTCTTTTTTGTTTGCTCCAGCCGGCTAAGTGGTCGTTAAAAAGATACTTAAGTATTTCTTCGCATAATTTTTCAAATTGGCTCCAGTCGGAGTTTCCAGGAGGAAGATTATGCAGCTCCCTGCAGAGTCTAGATCCTGTGTCATCTAAAGGCTCTATTGGTTTTGGGTTCGAAGGTGGAGGTGTCAGAAGTTCCGCTATATCTTCGACATTAGTCTTGAGTTCAGCTGATCTATCATCGGTGTTTTTTTGATCAGCACTTGAGTTGTAGAACTCTTCAATTGAGACTGAAAGATTGTTGCTGTCTATTTCTAGTAGAGCATATAGCTCCTCAGTAAGAACTGGTGATGAGGATGCGAAATCTAGGAGTAACTGACGATCGACGATAGTTATATCGTATGTTCTTTCAAGCTGTGTTTTTTGCTCGCTTGTAAGGGCGCAGGACGCTATTAACATACCTTTAATGTCAGTGTTTTTGGTTCGTGCAAATTGGATTTGTCGTGCTGCAGTGCTGAGTAGTTTTAATTGTGCTCTTGGTGTTTTGTAGAATTTTGTCTCTACTGCCCAAGTTTTATTGTTCTTTTTGATTAATAGATCAATATAATCTAAGTTGGACTTGACTGTCGTAAATCCCAGGTTTCTTAATATTTTTTCAACGAGTTTTTCGAAATTTCTTCCTGATATACTGGTTTCTTCCATGCTACTCACCATTATTTTACTTGCTAGAGGAGGTTTTTATAAATTGTCTTGTGGTCAGATGAAAAGGAGCTACTTTGTCAGATGGCTTAGTAAGTTGTTTTTAATCAAATCAATGTCCGCGTCAGTAAATCCCAGTAATTTGCGTTGATCGTAGGCAATATTTGGTGCCCCGCGCGCAGCGCGATCTTTCAAACCATATTGATGCACCTTTGAGATCTTCGCAATCCTCCCTACAAATCCGACACTGATAGCACCCCCCTCGCCCTGTATCTTCAGAAAGCTAGCTGTGCGCAGCTTCTGAAACATCCTCACCTTCCGCTTGACCCGGTCCGGCTTATCGCGAAGGTTGCGCTTCTTGCGTGGCACATACTTGCTACCGTCAGGGTTCTGCTGGGCAATGATTCGCTGCTGTTGGCTACGACGCAAAGCTTGGCCGAGACCGCGGGTGAGGTTGTTACGCGACACCGGCTCAAGTTGTGCAAGTAACCCCACCGCCCACTCCTCCAACGCTTCCAGTCGGTTGGTCATCGCGGGAGTACCCATTCGCTGCCAGTGCCCTGAGTCCCTAGTACCCAGCTCGGATCGCTGAAGTTAGCTACCTTTTGCGGTTCGCTTGAGTGGTGGGTTGTGTAATTGCCTTGGTCGTCTTTACCCACTACTACACGTTCGGTCAGACATAGGGTCAGGCTCAAATCGACTCTACTGTTGTCGAGGATATCGACTTCGAATTGGATGCCTTCAGTGGCGCTGCTTAGGTTTTCCAGTATTTCTGGCTGATGGGCACCTAGCCAATCGAGCAGAGGTAGTATTACGCTATCAGGGTGGCTAGCAAAGTCCGTGAGGATAATTTGGAGGTTGAATATATATTCGAAGGACATTGTTCGCGCGGAAGTGCATCGAACTTTACCGTTGTTGATGAAAATAAGGAGTCGTTCCGGCGAATGCTTGAGTTCGTATATACTTGTTAAGAGATGAGCGCGAAGGGCAGAAGGTTTGTTCATGTTAAATGCTCGATAATATATAGGATCTGAGTGCTGCCTGGTTTGATTCGACTGGTGTAGTGATACCAAGTCACTCTGGGTTTTATTTTTATAGCGAGATATGTGTTTGAGGTTTCAGGTGCAGAATAGATATTATGAGCCTGTAGGGGGAAATAGTAATTCGTTTCGCGTGTAAGGCGGCGCAGTACAAAATTTTAATTGTGAGTTGAAAGTTTATTTTGGGTTTTTATTGTACTTGGACTAAGGAGGCGGCGAAGTGAGCGAGAAGGAAAAAGATGTGTGGATGATTCCTGAAGACTATTTTAGACAGAAGTTTAACCATCCAGTAAATATACTGACAGGGGTTAATGGTAGCGGTAAAAGTTACTATCTGAATACTTTGGCTCGAAGCTATTTAGGTTACGGTTGTGAAGTTATAGCTGTCGCGACATCCGTTTACGATAAGTTTGATTGCAGGTCAAGAAGATTTCATTTTTTAGGGGGTAGGTCAGGTAGAAATATTGTTGTAAAGACTGTGAAGGAAGCTTTGGTTCGCGCCTTTGGAGAAAAAAGTAACAGCATATCGCACTTGTTAAAAGTTCTTAAGTACACCAGATTTGGTGCCGAAATCAGAGTGCAATTAGATGGCTTTAATTATGAGGGTCTTTTAGCGGCGAAGAAAGGGGAGCATTCAAGTGGCATCTATCAAGCGTTGTCTTTTTTGAGTTTCTACTTTGATGAACTGAAGAGTCCTGATGTTGTTGTTGTGGACTTAGAAAAGTTTTCTCCCGAGTCGAGCTTGTATAAAGGGCTTGGAGAGGTGATAGCTAACGAATCAATCCTTAAAAAAATGAAGGTAATTAAGGGTGTGGGGTTGGAGTTGGACAGGAATAGCCAAATAATTCCGCTGTCGGATGCAAGCTCAGGGGAGTTAATGATTCTTTCAACATTGATGCATATTTCCAGCTATATAGATTCTAATTCTATAATTTTGATTGATGAACCTGAGAATAGTCTGCATCCTCGATGGCAGCAGCAATATGTGGAAAATATACTGGATTTGTTTTCGTATTATCAGCCTAAATTAATCATTGCTACTCACTCACCCTTGATAATTCCACTGGAGGCAGAAGGGGCTGGTATTTATGAAATTTATGATGGTATCGCCTACAAAATCGATCAGCCTTCTAATAATAATGAAGAAGTGCTGGCCGATGTTTTTGGTGTTGTTACTCCAGAAAATAGATTTCTATCAGATGAAATGGTGCGTTTGCTAAATCGTCTGGATGAAGACAGTTTGCAGGTTCAAGAAGCTTTGGATGTCGTTAATAACTATCGGCGAAAGTCTATGGATGAAAAAGTGCTAGCTTTTTTAGATGGCGTTGAGGCGCTGATATTGCAGACTAAGGTGGGCTAATAATTATGCCCAATCGACCGAGATTCTCAGCTGGCGAAATCGCTTCGATGCGTGATGCATCACGTATAGGGCATACTGCGTGGGATAACAATCCTAGACTCGATAGCTTAAAGCAGAAATTAAAGGAATTTGGCAAGCTCAAAACTTCCCATCATTGTTGTTACTGTATGAGGGATCTATATGGTGAATTTAATATGGTGCTTGATATAGAGCATATATTGCCTAAGTCTAAGTTCCCTAAGTTTATGTTTACGGGAAGAAATTTAGCAGTTTCGTGCAAGCGTTGTAATATGTTTATTAAAAAATCGAGGATTGACTTTTTGGTTCCTCCTCTGGTTGTTGGTCGAGAAAGAGTTTTCAAGTCGAGATACTATCAGTTTATTCATCCTAATCTAGATAACTATGAGGCACATCTGCTGCGAAGTGCTGTTCACGCTGGAAGAAAAGTTATAGTCAAGTATAGAGTTGTCAGCGGTAGCGCAAAAGGACGATTCACATATGATTATTTTAAACTTGAGTATTTAGAACGTAATAGTTTTGATGGTGCTCAGGGGGGGAGAGGAAGGCCGGAGATTAGAAATGCAATTATCGAATCGGATTTCAATGCTCTTGTTGAATCCATGCTTTACGGAAGATAAGGATGTTTAAATCCAGAGGAAAACAGTTAGCAAGCGTTGTTCTATCATAATGCTTTCGGGCATTTTTATTAGAAGCTCTTTAGGCAAAATCGAACCGTGGTCAGCCAATCCTGGGTTGGCTTCGAGCACCGCCTCAGTCACACCAGCGGTGCGACCGTAATGACGCCAGCAAAGCGCGTCGACGGTGTCATTCTGCTGGGTGCGTATGCTGACGGTCATCAGATCAACTCAACTGTGGTGCGGCCAAGACCGAGGAAGTCGCGTACAGCCCATCGCTGGTCGCGACGCAGCTCCTCAATGCTTGGGGTCAGTTCGTCGGCGTTCTGGTTGCCGCTGTTGGTGCTGTCGTAGGAGCGGTAACGCTCGCAGATCTCCGCGCCGGTCGCGGTGTAGATCGCTCGTTGGTAGAGGTGAACGAGTTCAGATTTATCGTCGATTTTTTCGGCCGGGACGTCCGCAAGAGTGGCGTAGCCTTCGGACTGTTTGGCGCGGCGCCAGGTAGCAAACTCGCGATTAATGCCGATGGCGGCGGCGATGGTCGCGGTCTCAAGCCTGATTGGGGTGACACTTGCGTCGAGGCGCAGCGTGCCTCGCACGTCTTCCAAATCAATCGACGGCCAGAAAGGGTCGGTGGTGATTTGTCCACCGTGGGCCTTGTTGCCGGTACCGCCCGCTACGAATCCGCTCATGAATCTGCGCTCTGTTGTAAGTCGCCGGTGGTCGGGGCTTCACGTTCAGGAGGGGAGTCCTGGCCGATCCGCCCCGAGCCGGCGGGGTGCGTGAGGGCGCTCGGGTTGCTGTCCTGATTCAATGACCAGAGCCAGCCAGTTTGTTGTGCAGGCGCTCGGCCCGCTCCAGATCTTTTTTGCCACCGCAGGCGTCGTGCAGGTCGATGGCTTTCTTCAGCAGGTCGATGCCGGCTGGCACCTGACCGGGTTGGCCGGGGTGCTCGTCGGTGATGCCATCCAGCGTTGCGCGGCCCATGGCCAGGAGCAGCTTGGCTCGCGCCTGGTCCGGCATATCTTCGGTGTAGGTCAATTCGGCGGTGCGGTGCAGGATGCCCAGGTCGAACGGCTCGCCGACTTTCTGCGCCTTGAGAGCAACGGTGGCGATTTCTTCCGCTACCAGGCAACCGGTTGTGCGCTCGAACCGGTCAGGCATGATCAGTTTGTGATGCAGGACGTACTCAGCAATGTCCAGAGCGCCGCTATAGTCTTCCGCGTCGATACGCCAGACCATAATGGTCGTCATCACGTCGTCCTGTGCACCTTGGCCACGCTCCAGCACGCCTTGCACATAGGGGATGTACTCGGGCAGTAACTGGCGTTTGAGTTCGGCCTTACCCTGATTCGATTGCACCTGCTTCAGGCGCAGGCGATCTTGCAGCAGTTGGCTGAGTTGGTGCTCGTAAGCCGTGGCGCCGGCCATGGTTTGAGTGGGATTGGCCGCTGCCGCTTCGATGGCCGCATTGACGCGTACAAAATGGCGTCGGCATGGATTGGTCATGGTGTTGGCCTCAACTCAGGGTGATGTTTTCGGCCATGGCTGCGCAGCCCAGATCTTCAATCACGTAGCTTTCGTTAACCGACTCATAGTTCTCGATGCGGTCGCGTTTGGCGTTGTCGACGACGGTGCGGCGGCGGGTGCCTTCTTGCCAGTAGATCGAAAGGTTGTCGAGGCGAGTGACCATCAGGCTGTTCGGTGGGAAGTGCGGCACTCGCACGGCCGGCAGGTTGCCCAGGCGTTTCTGGCTGGTGACGATGTCTGCGGCCAGCATTTCGGTCGGCGCCTGTGTTTTGTTGATGATCGGGAAGTATTTATCGGCCAGTAGTTGCCGACCACAGATGACGACTAGGTCGGTATCTTCCTGATACCACGGTTCAATGAATTCGTTGACCATGCTGATGACCAGCGCGTCGATGTTTTCGAAGTCCTTGCCATCGCCGATTTTGATCTTGCCGCTGTCCGCCACGACTTCGGCCATAACGCGGGCTTCATTTTCGGTTCGCATTTTTTGTAGCCAACCGATGTTGACGTCCTGCAGCAGCGGGTGAGTTGTCGGGTTCGATGTTGCGGCACGGCTGGCGCCGTTCCACCCGATCATGATCCGGTTGAGTGCCTGGGCTTTGATGATCGCGTCGCGGATACGCGCCTGGAAGTCTTTGAACTTCGCCCACTGGTCTAGCTTTTGGTATCGCAGGCCCGTATCGAAGTTGGTTTGCGTGCAGGTGTACCCGCGATTGTCCAGGCTGCTCGGGTCACGGGGTTCGCGATCTTTCACAGTGGTGTCGGTGGTGCTGGCAATGGTGCCGTCGATACCGATGCCGATCTTCTCGCCGGACTGCTCGGATACGCCGTAGATGTTGATCGAGCTGAGGAACGCGCTGGATTCCTGAATGCGGGTTTCCAGCGTCTGGGCAACGGTTGGTGCTGCGGTGAATTTGGTGGTGACATCGCTCACGCCGTGCAGTTGAGCGAGCTGCTGCAGGTAGGCGTTGAACAGAACGCGTGTGTCGTTACGCATGGTGGTCGTCCTTGGTTATTCGGGGCTGTGGCGGGGGCTGACTATCAGCAGTCAGTCACTACCGAGTTATCGCCGCCGGTTACCGGAGGGCGCGTCTTTTGGTAGGGGTCTTGGGTGGTGGAGAGCTGGGTCTTCAGTTCGGTGAAGTCTTTGCTCAGTTGATCCAATCGGGTTTGCAGGCCTGTCGAAAACTTCTTCTCAGCAGCCATTTGCGCGGGCAGATCCTTGACGTGCTCGGCGACGGTTTCGACGGCTTGGCTGATTTGCGCGAATTCGTTGTCATCCTTGCTTTGCTTGCCGCTGAGCAGGTTTCTCACTGTGCTGAGCAGGTGAGCGCCGATGCTCGGTTTATCTTCGACTTCTTCGAATGTCAGCTCGGTTTCCAGTGCCTCGGTAAACATCGAGGTTGCGGAATAGTGGCGATCCTTGAACGGGCTGACGTCCGGTTTCTGGGCGGAGAACGACAACACGTCAGTGCCGAGACTGGCGGGTGAATCGGTCACTCCGAGCCCCACGATGTAAGCCTCACCGGTATCGGCAAAGCTGTCGTCGATTTCGATGGAGGTGTAGATCTTCTGTTTGGCTTTGTTCATGGCGATCAGGTCGGCCGTTGGTTCGACCTGGGCGAACAGGGCCAGTTTTTTTTGGCCGTTGATGTCCACTTCTTCGGTTTTCACGGCCAGCACGTCGCCGTAGGCCTTGAATGGGCTGTCGGGTAGCAGACTACGGAAATGCTCAAGCCAGATGCGCGCGCCGTAGGTGCTTGGGTTGAAGTTCTTCGCGGCCTGTTCCAGCCAGTTGCGTTTGATGGTGCGCTTGTCTGAGGTCGCTCCCTCGACGGCGACGCGGAACCAGTTGCTGCGGAATTTCTTCATGGCGGGAAACCTCTTTGCTTGGGCGCTGAATGCCTGCGATGAGTGGCATGGTCGTGACGCGCGCGGGTTGCGGCAATGAGGGGTGGCTGTAGGGGGAGGAGATACAAGGATTCGGAAAAAAACGCACACGGAATTTGATGTGATGTTTTTGTGCCATTATCTAGGCTCACGCATTGAACTGTCAGAAAAGGATTTTGGGATGGCTACATCAGGAAAAGCAGAAAGCAATCGGATTAAATTTGCCTATTTTCTTCCTGGGTGGGTGTATGGGGTAGGAGATAAAACGACTCTCCGAGCGACCGCTAAATCAATCCTCACATCTGAATATCAACCGAGTATGAAAGGGGCTATTTTTTGTCCTGAATGCTGTGTCGGATTGTTTCGTTCACCGGAGGAAGGTGAAAAAGACTCAAATGGTCGCGCCGCCTATTTTGCCCATAGTCGAAAACACAGGCCTTTTTGCGGACTGCGAGTAAAAAAACGTGATGGTTTGCGGTTTACCGATGAGGAAGAAGCCAAGCAAGCAGTCGATGATGAATTACTGGTTGTTGTGAAAGGCTTCATGAAGGAAAAACCCGCTGCGCCTCAATTACCCGGGCAAGTTTATACAGGGCCAGTTGTTGAAGATATTAATGGTGATTTAGCAGACGTTCCGATTCGGCGGCATAATGGTGAGCAAATAAAATTACCTAGTCGGATTACTACTGTTCGAGGCTTATGTATTAGGTTTGATAAGAATTACCATAAATATTACTTTCTCCCAGGAGCTCAATATCCTCAATTGTTGAGTGACGCTTTGGTGGAGGTCTCTAGAGTAAGTGCAGTTAATGAAGTTCCAAAGTTGTACTATGGTCGCATAAAAAGGATACGCCTGATGGGGGAAGGGAACCCCACGAATATTCAAATGACTAGAATAGAGTATGAAAACGATAGCGAGTATCAAGATTTCACGTTGAAAATGACGATTCGTGATTCTGTTGAGCATGGTATTACAGAGGCGGCAGTAGGCCGGGTCTTGATGATGTACGGTGCTGTTTCTGAGAGTGGTACCGGCCTTGCTATAAGTGGGCTTGGTTGGGGCGAATTCGCACTGCTACCATCTAAATACGACTCGGTTTTATATCCCGTAGAGGGGATGCGGCATCAAGAGACATTCGAGGATCTATTAGCTCATGCAACGGACCTCAGTGTGGAGGATCTTGAGGAGTGGATGGAAAGCGAGGAGGCGGAATATACTGATGACGGAGTACTTGTAGGGCATATCGTGAATTTCCGCGATGACACCCCTGAAGAAATTATGAGTCAAGTTTCGGGTAGAACCGGTTCGTATACTGCCAATGTGGGGATTATCTATGCGGATGATGAGTAATGCAGGTCTCAAGCCTAATTTGATTTAGGTCATGTTTACGAAGTCGAACGGCTAGAATCTGTTCGGCTTCGCTTTCTGTAATTGTTAATTGAAAGGCTACAAATATTAGTGATGCTGTCTCGCGCGTGCGTGCGGCAGCATCGCGGCCATGACTACGACCGCACTGCTGCCCATGGATCCCCGCCGCCAATCCAAGTTTCTCTACTGGATGGGTTGGCGCATCTGCGAGATTGCCGAGGCTACGGGCGAAAAGGAAAAAACGCTACACAGCTGGA